GCACCCCCCCCCGCCACGACGCCTTCAGGAACGACAGCATGGCGATCGCAAATATCGCGGGCTGGGCCGCCAGCTTCCAAAGGTCTGCTTCGGTCATCACCCCTCCCCCGAGGTTATCCGCCGCTACTCGAGTTCGCGCAGAACGCGGTAGCGGACCGAAATGTTGTTCGCGTCCAGTATCTCGAAGCGGGCGCCGCGGAAGCCGATGGTCCGACCTTCGTTCAAGTCGTAGCGAAGCGTCTGCGAGAAGGCAGGTCGAGCCATGTCGTTGATGAACTCGCGGTACTCCAGCGAGATCGTCCCCTGAGCCACGCCTGAATAGAGCAACTCGCGCCGGAAGCTGTCAGCTCCGTACACAAGGCACTTCCATTGCACTATGGGCACGTTCGACGTGAAGGTGCTGGTCCCAAGTCCGAAATTCACATCAACTGACACGGGCTGCCCTACCCCAGGGACGCGGACCCGTACTGTTGGCGAGGTCTGCCGCGAACGTGGATTGGAGTCGTTTTCATAGCGAAAATCGAACTCTGTCGGCTCGTAATATCTCTCGGTCGGCGTTCGCATTCCACGCAGGCGCCCCGAAGGAATTCTGAGCGTCCATTTCTTCCCCGCCCGTCGACCCTCCACGGTAATCGGCATCGCGAGGCCAGCAGCGCTTTCATGCACGTTTGCCCGAACGGATGAAACCATGCTCTGACCGAGCTCGACTTCGCCCACCGCATCTACTGCGGGAATGTCGATCCGGCTGGTTGTGACCAGTTGCCCATAGCCGGGCTCGCAGCGCGGCAATGATGGGTCATCCGCCAGGGCGGGAGATGAAATGAGCGCCGCTGCACTCAAACCTATGATCGTATTTCTCATCGCCTCCCCCGCGGTTCAGCCGACATTCGGCCGTGAATGTTATTATCTAGGACGAATGTCCGTGACCTTCGCTGCCCAAGCCACCGTCTCGTTGAACAGGGGCGGCTCGGAAGAGTTGGACAGCAGGTGGAACCGGCCACTGTCGCCGGGGAGGAGCTGCTTCACCACAACTCGCCCGTCCTCTAGGCCAACGACGCACATCTTGCCGTGCCGATCGGGCGTCACTGGTGAGCGTACGTCGTCATAGAAGATCAGAGCCTCGTCCAAGAGCGGCCCAAGGCTGGAGCCTCGCACTGCGGCGGCAACGGTTGATGGCTTGCTGTCTCGCGGCGGTGACACGTAGTCGAAAGGCCCCTGCCCCTGGTCGTACAGCGCCAGTTCGGCACCCGCCGAGACGTAGCCAACTACAGGGACAGAATCGGACGTAGGGCCGTCATCGATCTCACCGCGCTTGTAGAGAAGCCACTCGGGAGCCACTCGGAAAAAGCGCCCATATCGCTCAGCTCGGGTCGCCGGGATCCCCCGCGATCCATTCTCATGCTGGATGTAGGTGGCCACAGCAACGCCCATGGCCTCGGCAGCCGCCTTGGCTGTCTCATAGCCCGCTTTCTCGCGGGCGGACTTGAGTCGATCGGCTGGGGTGTCCATGGAAAATGCGTAAGGCACGACGTAATGCATTTGGCACTTGCCATTGATTGATGCATTTAGCATTATCGCGTCATGAGAACGCATTCGCAGATCATCTCCGACGCAGGTGGACCGATGGCCCTCAAGCGTCGGCTTTGCCTCACGGCAACGATCCACACGATCCGCAGCTGGGCTGCGCGGAATAGCATTCCGGCCGAATACTGGAATGCCGTCTCGGGCGCGAAAATCGCCTCCCTGAAGGAGTTGGCGGACGCAGCAGAAGCTCGCCGCACGCATCCTGAGCCCTCGGCTCCGGCAAACGACGACGCCAACCCCGCCAACGACGACCAGCCCCCAGCCGAGGCCGCCTGACATGGCCGCCCTGTCACCGGCCCGCCTTCCCTTGTCGGTCGAGGTGCTGTGCACCGCCGACGCCGTCTACGGGATGGTCGCGGAAATCCAAATGTTGGCCGCCAACGGTCGCAAGTCGGATGCCCTCTCGGCCCTGGCGTATCTGGCTGATGCGGTCGAGGGGCATCGCCCGATCCTGCGGGGCGTGATCGCCGCCGAGGCTCAGACCGCACAGGCGCGTCACCTCACGCAGCGGACGCTCGCCCCCTTCTTCGGTCCGAAGACCGCTGAACATGCGGACACCGCGCAGAACGACAACCATCCGCCTTCTCCTCAACAGCCTGGGCCTGATGTCGCCTGAGGGCGGCTGAGGGTCACGACAATAGCGCCTGAGAACAAAGCATGGCCGAACGACTGACATTCCTGGAGCATGCCGCCCACGCCCGGCGGCTGATCGACAACCTCGGCGGCCCCAAGCGTGCAGCTAAGCACTGCCGGGTCGGTGAGAGCGATCTGTCCCTCTACCAGAACCCCAACCGGCCCGACCGGATCATGCCCGCTGACGTGATCAGCGCGCTCCAGATCGTGGGCGGAACCACGGAATATTCGGACGCTCTGTCGGCGGAAGTCGATCAGCCCGTCCATGTCTCGGCCGACCCCCTGCACCACGCCTGCGGCTTGGTCCGAGAGGCAGCAGACGCGCTCACGGCCATCGAGCGCGCTCTTTCGGACGGCTCGCTGTCGCCGGCCGAGTTCATGGCCTGTGAGGTCGAACTTGCTGAGCTGGAAGCCCGCATCCCGGTCGTTCGCGCTGGCCTGCGAAGCGCGATGAAGCACCCGGCCCTCGCGCCCCTTTCGAAGGCCGCCTGATGGCCTTCCTCCTGATCCTTGGACACGCCCTGGTCCTGCGCCTGGCGCGCAAAACGTCGCTGTTCAACGCCAAGCCCTTCGCCTTCTGGCGATGACCGAACGGGACTGACCGCCCCGTTTGAGCGGTCGTGATGGAGGGCCAGATGGCCAAGAAGCTGACGAGTGAAGGGGCCGATCCCAAGTCGATCCCGAACCGCGACGAGGAAGCCGTCTTCCTGTCGCACCTGAACAAGCTGCGCGTTCAGGACAACAAATGCGCCATAGCCAAGGCCGCGCTGGATGCTGAACGCTCGGTCCTGAACGACCTCTTCGCTGAGGCCAAGAAGGACAAGTTTACGCGCAAGGAACTGCGAGCAATCCTTGATGACGGCGCCGCCAGCCGCCGCGACCTGACCGCCGAGGAAGAGCGCAGGGCACAGTTGCGCACCTGGGCAGGACTCCCCGCCGGCACCCAGGCCGATCTGTTCGCCCTGCCCTCACCGGCTCGCGATGAGATCGACGCAGAGGCCACGGGCTATTCGATGGGCCTGCGCGGGGAAGACCCGGTCATGCCGGACGTCATCTCGCCGAACTATCAGCAGGCCTTCTTGAAGGGCTGGCACACGGCACAGGAGAAGCTGGTCCTGGCTCTGGGCGCCGCCCCGGCCAATGACGACACCGACCTGACCGACGCCGAAGTCAAAGGCGCCGCCTGATGATCCTGGCGCTCGACCTCGCGACCCAGACGGGCACCTGCGTCGGCACTCCTGACGCGCGCCCGGTGCTGGATCACTTCCGCCTGCCGTCCACCGGCCCGGATGTCGGCCTGTTCCTCTCGGCATGGGAGGACTGGCTGCGTCCGCAGGTTCGCGAGGTCGGGCCCAGCCTGATCGTGTTCGAAGCCCCCATCCTGGCGGGCCAGACCCAGATCGCCACCACCCGGAAGCTGCAGGGCATGGCCGGCGTCACCGAGATGGTCGCGCACCGCGCCGGCATCGAGTGCGCCGAGGTCGCCACGTCTCAAGTCAAGAAGGCGCTGACCGGCTCCGGCAAAGCCGACAAGGCCCAGATGATCGCCGCGGCCAAGGCCTACGGCTTCGATCCCAAAACCTCGGACGAGGCCGACGCCTTCGGCATCTGGCTCTGCGCCGTCCGTCTCCGTCATCCCTCCCATGCCTGGCGCTGGGAACCCCTGACCGCTGCGAGGACCGCATGACCTTCAACTGGACATCTTCCGCCGAGGCCGAAACGAAGCGCCTCTACGTCGACGAGGGCAAAAGCGCCTCCGAAGTCGCTAAGGCGCTGGGCGGCGGCTGCACGCGCAACGCCGTCATCGGCAAGGCGCATCGGCTCGGCTGGATGAAGGAGCACCGTCAGAAGCCAGCCGCCGTCGGCCTCAGGGCTCCAGGGGTGAAGCGCGACCGCTCGACCGGCGCCATCGTCCAGAACATCGCGGCACGGACCCCGCCGAAGCCCGGCCAGCAAAATCGCCCGGCCATGGCGTTCGGCAACATCGAGGTCGTGAACGCCGCCGAGACGGAGAAGCGCCGCACCGCGCAGCGGGCCCAGGGCGAGAAGATCATCGACGGCTTCGCGGCCCCGGCCAACGACACCTCCATCCCCCTGATGGAGCGTCGCCGCTTCCAATGTGCCTGGCCGGTGGGTGAGCCCGAACGCCCGGCCCAGCAGATGTGCTGCGGCCTGCCTGTCCAAGAAGGCGTCGGCACCGCTCTCGAAAGCTACTGCGGCGCCCACCAGAAGCGCGCGGCCAGCGCCTATCAGCCGACGCGCCGCGAGATCAAAGCACCTGCCGAGTACCGCCGCGCCGCCCGCAAGCCGGAAGCCCCCTCGATCTGGGATGAGGCTAGGGTCGCATGAAGCCGGATCGCGCCATCACCGCCATGCGTGAGCGGGCCGCCAACATCGAGATCGAGCGTGCCCGCCTGTCTGGGGCGATGCGCGCGATCCGCGACATGGGCGGCATCGACGCCGTCCGCACCATCACCGCCAGTGAGATCGAGAAGCTGACCATGGGCGCCAACGACAACGGGAGCTGGATCGGCTGATGTCTGGACGCGAGAAGTACCTCGTCGAGCGTATCGACCGGCGCCGTGAGCATGTGTCCACCAAGCACGCGCGCACGGCCCGCAGTCTGTTCCTGCGTATGCAGGCGCGCCGCATCGTCGTGGCCGCCGCCAACGACATCGAGAACCCTGAAGAGCGCGCCGTGCTGCTGCGTGACATGCTCGACATCATCGGCGAGCAGATGCACCCGCTCGTCGGAAAGGTGGAGGCCGCGACCGCCTTCAACCGCGTCGCCTCCGACCTCTGCGTTACCTTCAAGCTGGGGCGCGCCGTTGCTGCGGCTGAGGCCGAGCGCCTGTTCTCCAAGATGAAGCCGGCCAACGACGAGGACGAGGCATGAACCGCCGCGACATCGTCGACATGGAGCTCCACTACGCCCGCATGATGCGGCGCGAGGCCAAGGCGCGCGCCAAACAGAACCCGGCCGCATCCGAGCAACTCAACCGCTTCGCTGACGCCGCCGTCCAGCGCGTCGTGGCCATCAAATGCGGCCCGCTCTTCGATACGGAGAAGGCGGCATGATGGACCCGCGCGACGAGGCCGAAGTCGCCCCCCACAACCTTGAAGCTGAGCAGGCCCTCCTGGGCGCCCTGATGTTCGACGTCGGCGCTTTCGAGCGCGTGCCTGACCGGCTGCGTCCCGAACACTTCTACGAGCCCTTTCATCAGCGCCTGTTCCAAGCCGTGGTCGAGAACATCGCCAAGGGCCGATCCTCCGACCCTACCCTATTGAAGGACGCGATGGCGTCCGATCCGGCCTTCGAAGAGTTCGGCGGCCTGCGCTACCTCGCCAACCTCGTCGACGCCGCACCGGCGCAGAGCATGGTCCGCGACTTCGCCCGGTCGATCTATGATCTGGCCGTCCGTCGCGACCTGATCCGCGTCGGCGGCGACATCGTCCAAGAGGCGAAGGCCGGCACCGGAACGGCCGCCGAGCAACTGACCAAGGCTGAGGGCGCGCTTTTCACGCTGGCTGAGACCGGCGAGCAGGGCAAAGGCGTCGTGTCCTTCCGCGAGGCTATGCGCGGCGCCTTGGAGATGGCCGAGGCCGCCTTCCGTCGCGACGGCGCCCTGGCGGGCCTTTCTACCGGCCTGACGGACCTCGACCAGAAGCTCGGCGGCCTCCACCCGTCCGACCTCCTCATTCTCGCCGGGCGCCCGTCCATGGGCAAAACCGCCCTGGCCACGAACATCGCCTTCCACGTCGCCAAGAACTACCGCTTCCAGCCTGATCCAGACGCTCCCTCAGGCCGCAAGACGACGGCCGGCGGCGTGGTGCAGTTCTTCTCGCTGGAGATGAGCCCCGAGCAGTTGGCCATGCGCATCATCGCCGATGCGTCGGGCGTCTCCTCCGACCGCATCCGCAAAGGCCGGATCAGCCGCGACGAGTTCGCCCGCATGAAGGAGACCGAGGCCCTCCTCGCCGACATCCCTTTGTTGACCGACGCCACCGGCGGTATCTCCATCGCCAAGCTGTCGGCCCGCGCCCGACGCCAGCACCGCAAGACCGGTCTGGATCTGATCGTCGTCGACTACCTGCAGCTGGCCACAACCAGCAGCGACGGGCGCCAGAAGAACCGGGTGCAGGAAATCTCCGAGATCACTGGCGGCCTGAAGGCGCTGGCCAAGGAACTGAACGTGCCGATCCTTGCCCTCTCCCAGCTCTCGCGGGGCGTCGAAAGCCGCGACGACAAGCGGCCCATGCTGTCGGACCTGAGGGAGTCGGGCTCCATCGAGCAGGACGCCGACGCCGTGATGTTCGTCTATCGCGACAGCTACTACCTGAGCCGCTCCGAGCCGAAGCCCGGCTCCGCTGAGCACCTCAACTGGACCGAGGCCATGCAGACCTGCCAGGGCCAGGCCGAGGTCATCATCGGCAAGCAGCGCCATGGCCCCATCGGCACCGTCCGCCTCTCCTTTGATGAAGACACCACCCGGTTCAGCAACCTCGCCCGCGACAGCGACGAGGCGACCTACCGCATGCCCTACGGTGATGAATGACTGCGCCCCTCACCCCGCCCGACTGCGATCTGCAGGACTTCCCGTTTATGCCGCTCCACGTCGCTCGTCTGCGCGACAGCGATCTCGCGGCGGAAGAGCATCCCGAGGCCTGCTGGTATGCCGTGATGCTCTGGTCGGCAGCGTGGCACCAGCTTCCCGCCGGATCGCTGCCCGACAATGAGACGGTTCTCGCCCGCCTGTGCGGCCTTGGCCGGGACCTGAAGACCTTCCGCAAGCATCGAGCCGGCGCCATGCGGGGCTTCGTCATGTGCGAGGACGGACGCCTCTACCACCCGGTCATCGCTGAGCAGGCTATCGCGGCCTGGGAGGGTAAGAAGCAGCAGCGCTGGCGGTCCGAGTGCGCCCGCATCAAGAAGGCCAACCAGCGCAACGGCACCAACCTGCCCGCCCCGACCTACGAGCAGTTTTTGGCGGGAGTGTCTCCCGACCAAGTCGATCCGGGTCCCGAAAATGTCCCCGGGGACAGCGCGATTTGTCCCGAGGGACATGAGGTCCAAGAGAAAGGGACAGGGACAGGGATAGATAAGAAGGATGCTACCGCATCCTCTGTCGCCGGAGCGACGAAGCCGACCAAGCCGAAGGGCCGATCCTACTCGGATGCCTTCGAGGCGGCGTGGCGGGCCTACCCTCACCACAAGGGCCGCTCCTCCAAGCCCAACGCCCAGGCCGTGTTCGACCGGCTCCCTGCCGACGAGCGCGCCGGGATGGTCGCCGCGATCCAGCGCTTCGTGCCGAACGTCGGCGAGGTCTGCGGCGGCAAGGGCGCGCCGGACATGGCCGTCTGGCTCAAGGACGGCAAGCACCTCAACTGGCAGGGCGACGACGTCGGCGCAGCCCCGGCCAGCCTGACCTTTGATGGCCCGCCTGAGCTGCGCGCCGCTGTGGTCCGCGAGACCGACGAAGACTTCGCCCGCCGCTGGCTGGACAGCTACTGCCGCTGGCGCCCGGCCGACCGGACCCTCCTGGCTCGCAACGGCTTCGTCGCCGCCACCCTGACCAAGCAACTGGCCGCCTGGCTCGAACGGGCGAAGGTCCGCGTCGAAGTCGAGGCGGCGAATGACCAGAAACCCGACCTATTCGCCAAAGGAGCCGCCGCATGACCCCTCAACCCTTCTCCGAAAGCGACCTGGACCGGATCGTGAAGCTGACCCTCGACGGATGCACCTCGCAGGAGATCGGCGCCGTGCTGGGCCGTAGCCCGCGCGCCGTTCGCGGACACATCGGCGCCCTGCGTCGGTCTGGCCGCTTGCCGAAGAGCTACACCGTTGATGACCGCCGGGCCGCCGCGCCGCCGCTCGCAATCATCCAGCCGCCCCTGCAGCTGGCCAACGACAACGTTCTGGTCAGCTTGTGCCTCCGCGCCGGCGGCTTCCCCCGCGCCGTCAGCATCAACGGCTCGACCTACTGGCTGAACCATGAGGATCGCCAGTGGAGGGCGGCGGCGTGATGCTATTTTTGGCGCTTACGGATTTCTTCAGTCGTCTCAGCGATTGCCGCCAAAGTATCGCTGATATCGTGAAGAGCCAAAATCATAGCCTGGGATTCCGAGAGCTCTTGTCCCTCCTGAAGCCCCGTAACGGCGACGTATTTCGTCGACTGCCCCGTCCAAAAGCTTTTCCGCGACTTCACAACAAATCGCATTGGCGATCCTCTCACTGCCCGATCGAGAAACGATTGTCGGGCTCCCACGAACCTCGCCAGCCATGGAGCCTCATCGTGAGCAAGGCCGACCGCCGCAAGAAGCGCCAGCGCTATGCGAAACCCTCGCTCCCCCGCGTCATCGGGGCCAACGACAACATCGCCGTGGCCAACGACAACATGGCGCCGGTGACGATCCGGGGCGTGGTGCTGACCGAGGGCCAGGCTTGGCGCTTCGCCGATGCGGAGAGGAAGCTCGCGTCTACTGACCTCGATGTCCGCCGCGTCGGTCACCGGATGCTGGAGGCGCTGGACCGCGAGATCGACGTCCGGCTGGCCGACCGCGCCGCCGCCGAGGGGCTGGAGGAGCTTCGCGGACTGGAGGCCCTACGCGGCCTGAGCATCGGCACTTCCAAGCACGAGGCGAGCAAGGGCGCCCCGCGCGCCTCGCGTGATGGGCTGGAGACCCTGCTGACCGCTGGCTCCATCACCCGCATCCAGCACGCCGCCGGCCTCCGCTACCGGGACGACTACGAGCTGCTGGACCCGGAGAAGGGCCTGACCCCACCCTCCATCGATCAGACCCGCAAGATCACCCGTGGAGGCGACGGCTTCGCGCAGAAGCGCCGGGAGCGGGAGGAGTTCGTGCGCGACCTGGAGGCGATGATCCAGGAGGAGGACCGGACGTTCAGGGGCGCGCTGGGCCGTTCGGACGTGGAGCGGGTCGGGCGCGCCGTATGGGCCCTGCGGGAGGTCGCGGGCAAGGGCGCAAATCTGCTCACGCTCAGCTCCAGTGGATCAACGCGAACGGCGATCTCTGAGGCGTTGATTGTGGCGCTCGACTGTGCAGCTATCGCGTACGGGCTGGAGTGAGGGATAAATGATCGGAATTATGCTCGCCACAGCGCTCGTTATTCAGACAGAGCCGCCCGCTGCACCGTTTCTGACAGGGAACCAGCTACTCACTTTCTGTGAGCAGGGGGCGCGCGATCCTTCCAGCGAATACCTCTGCTTGGGATACGTCGCAGGTGCGGTAGATGCTGTGCGGGCCACTGAGGCCGCGATTAATCAGTTGCGTGGTGAGACTGGATTGATCTGCGTCCCTGTCGGCGTCACCCCGACCCAAGTTCGAGACGTCATCATCAGGCGGCTTCGCTCAAACCCTACTGATCGGCATTTCGGGGCCCCCAGTCTGGTGCTTAGCGCCATGATGGAATCCTACCCTTGCTTGACACCGGACAGGTAATCGCGGACACAACCCATGGTGCAGCAATGCGCCGAGAGGCCCCAGACCCTGTGTCCGGGGCCTTTTTCGTGCCCCGCCTGACCATGTTCGGCCCTACGGGAATGGCTGGATCAGGAAGGCTCGCCCAACTCCCTAACCTGACGCATCAGGTCGCCGGTCTCGTTCAACAGTTCCAGCTGCAGTCGGACCCAGTTCGAGAGCATCAGCTCATACCGCTCTCCAATGGGCGCTTCTTCGTGAGCAGCCTGCATCTCGGACATGATCTCGTTGATCACTTCGAGCGCGTTCAGCGATCCGCGGACCATAGCCAGGGTGATCTCTCGTTCAGTCGCCGCCATGGCGTCCCCTTTCGTTTCCGCACGAAGCCTAACCCAACTTCGGAGATTGCCCCATGGTCCTGATCATGATCGCCTGCCTGTGCGCGCTCGCTGCCCTGGCCCTCAGGGGGCTGACCACCCGCCTGCACATCCGCTGGACGCCCGGCCTCGGCTGGACCGCGTCGCGTGAAGTCGATGGGTGGAGCGGTCTGGAGTAGGCCGTGGCCGCACTTTCCAACCCAAAGCATGAGCGGTTTGCCCAGGCTCTGGCCAAGGGTGAAACGGCAACCGCAGCCTATGAGCAGGCAGGTTATGAGCCCAACGAGGGCAACGCCGGGCGATTGAACAGAAATGAACAGGTGCAGCGCCGCGTCGCTGAGATACTGGAGCGCGCCGCCACCCGGGCTGAAATCACCGTGGCCAGCATCTCCGATCGCCTGCTGAAGATCGCCGAGAAGTGCGAGCGGACCAGTGAAGCGAACAAACTCGGCGTGGCCCGCGCGACCCTGATGGACGTGGCTAAGTTGAACGGCCTGATCATCGACAAGCGGGAGCTGGCGGGACGGAACGGCGGTCCCATCGAGTACGCGAACCTCACCGAGGACGAAGTGAATGCTCGCATCGCCGCGCTTGAAGCCGGTGACGGCGAACCTGAGCCTGCCGGAGAAGCGTGAGTACCTAGCCCTTCTGGAGCAGCGCGCGCGCCTGAAGCGTGAACGTGAGGAGCGGGAACGCATCGAGGCCGAGGCTGGGGGATGGGAAGCTGAGAAGGCCAAGTGCGCGGCCGACCCGCTCTACTGGTTCGATCGGTACGCCTGGACCTATGACCCGCGCCTCGTCGGCAAGCCCGGCGGTGCCTTCGTCCGGTTCATCCTCTGGCCCCGGCAGCGAGAGTTCATCACCTGGCTTCTGGCTCGCGTCGAGGCTGGTGAAGAGGGCCTTGGCGAGAAGAGCCGGGACGTCGGCGTCACCTACCTGTGCGGCGGGTTCGCGCTCTGGGCCTGGCTGTTCCGCCCCGGCTTCAAATCCACCTTCGGCAGTCGCAAGGTCGATTTCGTCGACAAGAAGGACGATCCGGACAGCATATTCGCCAAGATCCGCATCATGCTGTACCGGCAGCCAGCGCAGTTCATCCCTGAGGGCTTCAACCGCAACAACCACGACAACTACATGCGGATCACCAACCCGGAGACGGGATCGGTCATCACGGGTGAAGGCGGCGAGGACATGGGCCGGGGTGGTCGCTCCTCCATGTACGTGGTCGATGAAGCGGCCTTCGTCGCCAACGCCGAGACCGTCGAGAAGTCCCTCTCCGGCAACACCGACTGCGTGATCTGGGTCTCGTCGGTCAACGGCATGGGCAACCTCTTCGCCCGCAAGCGGCACTCCATCCTGAAGCCGCATCAGATCTTCCGGCTCCACTGGCGCGACGACCCTCGCAAGACCGAGGAATGGGCGACCGCCAAACAGGCCAGCTTCTCCGACCCGACGACATGGGCCTCGGAATACGACATCGACTACAGCGCCTCGGTCGAAGGCATTTGCATCCCGGCCATCTGGGTTGAGAGCGCCAAGCGCCTCGCCCAACTGGAGCCTCGCCTCAGGCCCTCCAGCGTCATTCGCCTCGGCCTCGACGTCGGCGCCGGCAAGTCTAAGTCCGTGACCATCCCGAAGGCTGGCCCTGTCGTTCTAACGCCTCGGTCGCGCGGCCTGCCCGACACCACAGGAACGGCGCACTGGGCCCTCGACATCGCCCGCGAACTGAGCGCCGCCGAACTGAACTTCGATGCCCCAGGCGTCGGCGCCGGCGTCTCGTCTACCCTGACGCACAACGAGGTCACCGGCCTGACGGTCTCGCCGATCAACACCGGCCTGCCCCCGAGCGAACGCATCTGGCCCGACAAGCGGACATCGGTCGAGATGTTCGGCAACTCTAAGGCTGAGATCTGGTGGCTCTGCCGCACCGACCTGCAGCGGACACACGAACACGTCGCCTTCCTCGAAGGGCGCGAAGGCGGGATCGAGCACCCGGTCACTGACCTGCTGGCCCTGCCGTCCGGCGACAAAGACAGCGACGCCCTCTGCCTCCAGCTCTCGCTGGTGAAGTGGGGCCGCAACGAGAAGGGCAAGATCGTGATCGAGACGAAGGACGCCCTCAAACGCCGCGGCATCGCATCGCCTGACTACGCTGACGCCCTGATGCTGAACTACGTCGATCCGCCTCGCCCCACGATGCTCGACATCGCCGCTCTGCTGTGAGGACCGCCACATGGGTGAAGTGATCACCATCGGCGACGGCCTCGCCAACGCCCTGTCCGGCCTCAACACCGAGCGAGACAAGGCGGCGCACAGCTACTACGCCGAGCCCACCATCGACGCGATGGAACTGGTCAACGCCTATCGCGGCTCCTGGATGGCGCGGAAGATCGTCGACATCCCGGCGCTGGACAGCTGCCGCAACTGGCGCGCCTGGCAGGCTTCGCAGGAACAGATCGAACTGATCGAGGCCGAGGAGAAGCGCCTCAACGTGCGCGGCAAGGTGCTGGAGGCCCGCAAGAAGGCTCGGCTGTTCGGCGGCGCTGCGGTTTACGCTGACTTCGGCGACGACGCATCCAAGCCGCTGGACGTCAGCCGCGTCGCCAAGGGCGGCATCCGTTTCCTGACTGTCTTCACCCCGCGCCAGTTGGTGCCGGGTGAGATCGAGACAGACCCCATGTCCGAGTTCTTCGGGATGCCAAAGGCCTTCACCATCGCGGGCGGCGCGACCGGCCAGGCCACGATCCACCCTTCCCGCCTGACCACCTTCTACGGCAACGACCTGCCCGATCGGGATATCACCTCCAGCGCCTTCGGCTGGGGCGACAGCGTCCTGATCGCGGTCATGTCGGCGGTGAAGCAGGCAGAGAGCGCCTCGGCCAACATCAACAGCCTGATCTACGAGGCCAACGTCGACGTGGTGTCGATTGAGGGTCTGGCTGAAATCCTCAAGCTGCCCGGTGGCGAGGACAAGGTCCGCGACCTGCTGAAGATGAACCTCGACGCCAAGTCGAACCTCCGGGCCCTCGTGCTGGACGCCAAGAACACCTACCAGCGCAAGGCCGTCAGCTTCGCCTCCCTGCCCGACCTGATGGACCGCTTCGACCAGCACGCCGCCGGCGCCTCAGACATTCCGATGACCCGCTTCATGGGCATGTCGCCGGGCGGGATGAACAGCACGGGCGAGAGCGATCTTCGCAACTACTACGACCGCGTCTCAGCCGGTCAGACGTTGGAGATGGGCCCGGCCATGATGCGGCTGGATGAAGCCCTGATCCGCTCCGGCACCGGCGCCCGCGATCCCGGCATCCACTACGACTGGAACCCGCTCTGGCAGCTGTCGGAGTCCGACAAGGCAACCATCTTCAAGACCAAGGCCGACGCGGCGCGCACCATCGCGGGCACGGGCGGCACCTCCGAACCTCTCATGCCCATCGAGGCGCTGTCCGACGCCCTGGTCAACGAACTGATCGAGGACGGCTCTCTGGCAGGCCTTGAGGGCGCCATGGAGGAGTACGGCAAGCTCAGCGAGCAGGACGATGAAGGCGAGGACGAAGCTGCGGCCATTGCCCCGCCTGCCCTGCAGCCCAACCCTATCGAAACCCAAGACGCCGCACCTCGCACCCTCTACGTCCAGCGCAAGCTGCTGAACGCCACCGACCTGATCGCCTGGGCCAAGGCTCAGGGCTTCGACACCACCACCCCGGCCGACGATCTGCATGTCACCATCGCCTTCAGCCGCCGTCCGGTGGACTGGATGAAGGTCGGCGAGACCTGGAGCAGCGACAAGGACGGCAAGATTACCGTGGCCCCCGGCGGCGCCCGCATCGTCGAACCTCTCGGCGACAAGGGCGCGGTCGTCCTGCTGTTCAACTCGTCAGAGCTGTCGTGGCGACATGAGGCGATCAAGCGCGACGCCGAGGCCTCGTGGGACTTCCCGTCCTACCAGCCGCACGTGACCATCACCTACGCCGGGGGCGACCTCGATCTGTCCAAGGTCGAGCCGTACCGCGGCAAACTGGTCTTCGGCCCCGAACTGTTCTCGGAGGTCGACGAAGACTGGTCCTCGAAGCTGTCCGAGGAATAGCCCATGCAACTTTTCGATACCGTCACCCTCGGCGAGCCCAGGCTCACGCGGGACGGATACCTCGTGGCCGATGCCAAGATCGCGCGCACCGGGATCCAGCTCTACGCGGGCAAGGAAGTGGACCCAGAGAACAAGCAGGGCTGGCGCGACAAGGCGCTGGTCCGCGTCTACCGGCCTGAGAGCGAGGTCTTCTCGACCGACGCCATGGCCAGCTTCGCGCACAAACCGATCACGGACGACCACCCGTCCGAGGCCGTCTCCTCCAAGAACTGGAAGGCGCATAGCGTCGGCATGACGGGCAACGAGATCGCCCGCGACGGCGCCTTCATCCGCGTGCCCATGGTCGTCATGGACGCGGCCTCCATCCAGAACTGGAAGGACGGCAAGCGCGAGCTGTCGTGCGGGTACGAGAGCCAGATCGTCTTCGACGCCGGCACCACGCCTGAGGGCGAGGCCTACGACGCCATCCAGACCAACATCCGCGGCAACCACCTGGCCATCGTCGGGCGAGGTCGCGCGGGTTCCGAATGCCGCATCGGGGATCGAGGCGCCCCCGACACGGACAAACCCTCTGCGCCTCTAATCCAAGGAGACCGCCACATGGCGCTCAAGACGATCATCGTGGACGGCCTCCCGGTCGAGACCACGGACGCAGGCGAAGCTGCAGTGAATAAGCTGCGCGGCCTGCTCGACACCGCCGCTTCCGCCCTGAACAAGGCCGAAGAGGACAAGAAGAACGCCTTGGCCGAGAAGGACAAGGAACTGGCGACCAAGGACGCCGAGATCACTGACCTGAAGGGCAAGGTTCTCGACGACGCCGCCCTCGACGCCTTGGTCGCCGACCGCGCGGCCGTGGTGACCAAGGCCAAGGCTCTCGACGCCAACGTCGTCACCGACGGCAAGTCCATCGCCGAGATCAAGCGCACGGTCCTCGGCGACAGCGTCAAGGACAAGTCCGAGGCCTACGTCGACGCCGCCTGGGACATGAAGACCGCGGCGACCAACGACGGCATTCGCGATGCGATCCGCCACCAGGACCACTCCATCAACGCCAACGACGCCTGGGGTGACAGCGTGTTCGCCTCGGCCGGCGTCGATCAGAAGAAGGCAGGCTGATCATGGCCCAGCTCAACGAAACCCGCGGCACCGCCAACTTCCTCGTTTCGGAAGCGAACGGCATGTACCGCTCGCGCGATGTCGGCACTGTCGCCGCTGGCGCCGCGCCCGGCCTGATCGCCGGCACCATTCTCGGCAAGCTGACGGCTGGCGGCAACTTCGTCGCCTATGACCCCGGCGCGGCCACGGGCGCCCAGACCATCGCGGGCATCCTGTTCGAAGCCGCTATCGGCACGGTCAAGCGCACCATCGTCACCCGCGACGCCGAAGTGCACGGTGCGCACCTCATCTATCAAGCCGGCGCCGACGCCGCTGCGAAGGCCACGGCCAACGCGGCGCTGAAGGCCCTCGGCATCATCGTCCGCTAAGGAGGGCTGACACCATGGCATCCATGGATATCTTCAACTCGTCGGCCTTCTCGATGACGTCGCTGACCGGCGCCGTCTCGAAAGTCAGCTTCAAGCCTCAGCTTCTGGGGTCGCTCGCCATCTTCGAGCCCATGCCGGTTCGCACCCGCACGGTCTTCGTGGATCGCCGCGACGACAAGCTGACGCTGATCCCGTCCAGCCCCGTCGGCGCACCGCCGAAGGAACTGGTCGTCGATCCGCGCAACGCCGTGCCGCTGAAAACGACCCGCCTGGCCGAGGGCTTCACGCTCTATGCCGAGGAGGTCCAAGGCATCCGCGCCTTCGGTTCCGAAAGCGAGTTCGCTCAGGTCCAGACCGAGTACCTGAAGCGCATGTCGTCGGTTCGGGACGACATGGAGCTGACCCACGAGTTCCACCGCCTCGGCGCCCTTCAGGGCCTTCTCCTGGACGCTGACGGCACGTCGGTGATCTACAACTACTTCACCGAGTTCGGCGTCGCTCAGCCCGCCGTCGTGGACTTCGATCTGGACAACGCCAACCCGGCCCAAGGCGCGATCCGCCTGAAGTCGGCGGCGCTGATCCGGTCGATGCGTCGGTCGGCCGGCGGTTCGTTCACCCCCGGCACCACGATCCACGCGCTGGCTGGCGATGCGTTCTTCGACGCCCTGGTCACCAGCGCCGAGGTCGAGAAGTCGTATCTGAACTGGGCGGCCGCTGCGGACCTGCGCACCGACAAGTCGTTCCAGGCCTTCACCTACGCCGGCATCACCTACCACAACTACCAGGGCACGGATGACAACTCGACGGTCGCCATCGCCCCCGACGAGGCGAAGTTCTTCCCGGTCGGTGCCAAGGACGTGTTCAAGAAGGCCATGGCTCCGGCCGAGTTCGGCCCCTACGTGAACACCCTCGGTCAGGACACCTACGCCATGAACATCCCTGACCGGGATCGTCAGGCCTGGACCCGTGGCGAACTCTACAGCTACCCGCTGTATTTCTGCCAACGCCCCGACGTCCTCCGCACCGGCAAGAGGACCTGATCATGACGACCTACACCGTCAAGAACGGCTCCTCGATCGGCAAGGCCTTCAAGGTCGACGGTGGCCATCAGGTCATCGACGCCAGCAAGGATGGGGAGGTCACCACGACCTCCCCGCTGACCGAAGAGCAGATCGACGCCTACGCCGCCGACGGCGTGAAGGTGAAGCTCATCGAGAAGGCCAAGAAGGGCGAGAAGCCGTCGGAGGGCCCGCAGGCCGTCCACCGCGGCGCCGGTTCCTACTCGGTCGTCGAGGGCGACAAGGAACTGGTCGAGAAGCTGACCAAGGACGAAGCCGACGCGTTCAACAAGCTGGACGCCGACGCCAAGGCCGCCTTCATCGCCGACAAGACCAAGACCGAGGGCTGACCGATGGCGGGCTATGGCACGGATCAAGGGTTCACCACGTGGGCGGCCGACAACGGCCTGCCCATGCCCCTGAGTGCGCCTACGCCCGCCGTCCTACGCCAGCGCGGGAGCCAGTACCTCGACGGGGTATATGGCTCCCGCTTCTCCGGGGCTCCGACTGTCGGCTTTGAGCAAGAGCGCGCTTGGCCCCGCGTTGGCGCGTGCGCCCATGGCCAGGCCATCCCGTCCGACATCGTGCCGGTCGCCATTGAGCACGCCAGCTATTTCGCCGCCTACCAGGAGGCCGTCAGCCCCGGCAGCCTGTCCGTGGCCGCTTCAACCTCTGGGGCCGTGAAGCGCGAGAAGGTGGACGCCCTTGAAGTCGAGTACGTCGCCGGCTCGGGAGACGCCGTCGCCGACGCCCTGGTGCGGATATCTGCGGTTGAGGGCTTGCTCGCTCCCTTCTTTGCGGTCGGCCTGCCCGCCATCTTCGTCGTCTGATGTCCGGCTTCGACTACGCCCGCGCCGCCGCCACGGCTGAGCGCCTGGTGCGCAAGTTCGGGGCTGTCGGCGCCATCCGCCGCGAGACGCCTGGTTCAGGCCCATCCTATGACCCCGGCCCGCCGACCGTCACCGACCACCCCGCGCACATCGTCCTGACCGACTATTCGAACCGCGAGATCGACGGGCAGCGCATCCTCTCCACCGACCGCAAGGCCCTGGTCGAGCCCGCCATCGGCATCGAGCCCACAACCTCGGATTTGCTTGTCACGGCAGACGGTGCGACCTTGACCATCGTGAACGTCGATCTGCTGCGACCGGCGACCACGACCATCCTCTACACTCTGCAGGTCCGCCGATGACTGCTCACAAAGAGGCCAACGCCCTGGCGACCGCCACCCTGATGGAGATCATCTCCAAGGGTCAGGCTACGCAGGCCTCGGTGATCCGCGGAGACACC